ACAGGTCTGTATAAGATACTTAGAATATTATGTAGATTTTCTTCTAAGTTTTCTGTATATGTTTCTAAGTCTACAAATTCCCCTAAAGTCATATCTACTAACTTCGGGTGAAAACCATACTCTACACCTTCTATTTCTATAAAGTGTTTAAGTTCGTCTGTAGGCACTGTTTCTAAAAACGTAGTCAAGTGTTTACCTAACTTACCTATACTTTTCATATCCAAACCGTACAACTGCCTTTTTGGTATATCCGTAATACAATTAAGTATTCTTATAACCTTTTCAATATCGTGTACGTCTTCATCTTTTTTAAGAACTGCCATTAGTCTTTGATACCTTCCTAAGTTTAATTCGTCAAAACTTTCTGGTATATTAAAACTTAACTTCTTCTTACCGTTCAATAGTTTTACTTTCATAGTATATAATATAAATTTGTTGTTTTTAGTTTATTGTACGAAGTACTTACCGAAATTACTATCTATTTCGTAATACATACGCATAGCTAAACAGTCTGCGTAGTCTGGTGACCTTCCTATAATAGCCTTAACTGTGTCTTTGTCTACTATCTTATTCTTGTTGTCTTTGTCTTGGTCTTTAGATCGTACTTGTTCTAGTTCTTCTATAATATGTTGCCTTGTAGTTATGTTGTCGTTTACTATTCCTACTTGTCCTTTATTAACTAAGTCTGCTAACTTATAGTAACATTGTGTTTTAAGGTTCTGGTAGTTTTCGTTTTTTAAAGGTCTACTGTTATTTTGAAACCCTTTTATTCTTAGTATATCAATTAGACCTCCACCTAAACCGTCTTCGTCTGCTAGTATGTTATTCGTTGTAACACCTTCTTTTTGTTGTAGTGTCTTTATATAGTCTGCAAGTTCTGTTATTGTGTTAGTGTCAAAAGTCTTAATATTAGTTACTGTTAAACCACTCCATAACATAACAACTGATTTGTCTGTACCGAACCTTGCTACGTCACAAGTTATGTATTTACTTCCTTCTAAACCTGTCTGACTAAATAGGTTTAATATACTATTGTATTCTATTAGGTTATCGTCTGAAGCGTCGTATTCCCAATTCCCAAATAGTAGACGTTCTTTACTTAGTCTGTCTAGTTTTTCTAATTGTCCTTTATAGTGTTTACTTACAAATTCGTTATCGTCTACTAAAGCTTGTATAAACTTTCTATAGTTTGGTAGTGTATTCGTTTTAGCTGGTCTGTAGTATTCTGTATATACCCAATTCTTAGCTGGGTTACAACTTAAAAACATTTTAGGTATAAGTCCGTATTCGTCTAACTTATAACGTATTCTACTTGCTACTATGTTTTTAGCCTTTTCTGTTATCTGGTTACATTCGTCTATAAACGCACCTGTTATTTCTAAAGAACCTAAACTATCGAAGTTACGATCTGAAGGGTATAAGAATAAGTCTTTAAGTATTACTTCACTACCATTAAAGAAAGTTATTATATTAGTAGAACCATTAAAAGAATAGTGTTCGCCTGACTTAATACCGTATATACTACATACTTCAAATAAAGTGTTTAATGTCGTTTTCTTTAGTGTGTCTAATTTACTTCGTCCTATTAGGTATCGTGTCTTAGGGTATTTAATACAAAGTAATATAATCCAAGCACAACCTATAAAACTTTTACCACCACCTGCTGCACCACCGTATAAAACTTCTGTAGTATTATTATCAAATAGGTACTCTAACGCTTGACCTTGTGTTTTAGTAAATTTAGCGTCAATATTCAACCCCGTTTATCTTTACGTTAATTGTAATAGGTTCGTTATTACTTGTTAAGTCTAAACTATCACCGTAACCCCTTTTACGTCCTCGTGTCTTTAAATAAAATATTGTAGCTTGTGTGTTGTTATTCTTTATCTGTTCTTTTAAGTGTGTTTCTGCAAAGTCTACAAACTTACCTTCTATACTATCTACTTCTTTTCTAAAGTGTTCGTCTTCTTTATACCATTTGTAAAACTGTGTTCTACTTAGTTGTGCTTTATCGCAAGCTTCGGTTACTATTCCTAAAGACTTTTCTAAAGCTTCTACAAGTTTCTTTTTATTCTCTTGTGTTCGTTTCTGTTCGTTTTCCATATTATATAATATAAATAAGTCTTATTTATTTGTTTCGGGTTCTTCTAAGGTAAAATTAAACTCCGACATAGACCATACCCTTATCTGTTCGCAATAGTCTTTAAATTCACTTGTATTAAGTTCTTTACTTGTATCTGCTATAAACATATCTTTTAGTATTTCGTGCATTTCGAACTTATGGTAACCCAAGTAATTACCTAAAGGTATTACTATACACTTAAAATAGTATTTGTTTTGTGCGTGTGTTCTATTCACCTTTCATTTTATTATTAAACTTTTCTTCTATTGCTTGTCTACTATGTTTTATTTCGTTTCGGTGAATTTCTGGTATACCTTCGTATTCCTCTGTTCTTACTTGTTTCATATATTCGTCACAGCATATAGCGTCTTTACATACTAACCCGTTTGTCGTTGCTGCAAACTTTACTTTATATATATCTGTAGTCTTACTACATTCGTTACAAATAAACTTCATTTCGTTAAAAGGTATTCTAATAGTTGTAACGGTGTGTATATTCTTAGTTGATTACTATACATTTTATATATCTGTATAAACTCTTTATTTTCTTCGTCAAATATCCAAAAGGTTTTTACTCCGTTGTCTATTTGTTTTCTTAGTATGTTCTTAATGTTCTTGTATTTCATATTCTTTATATATCTGTATTAAGTTTTCTATTTCGTCTTTTGGTAAATAACCTGTCTGATGTATTACAGTGTGTACTGTTTCTGGCACTGCTATTAAGTTATCTAAACTATTGTTGTCGTGGTTAAAGTCTATATGGTGAACGTGCCAACCTTTAGGTATTTCTTCTATATGTTCTTCGTATAATTTTCTATATTCCATTTTATTTTCTGTATAGTGGCGTCCACTTTGAGTTTGCGTATGCATTTTCTTTTGTTGTAGATAGTTCACGTATTCCAAAGTGCATCTCGTACCCGTAGTCTTCTGTTATTATTTCTGGTAGTGTTATTACTTTGTCTTCTATATTTTCGTAGTCGTTTACTATAGAAGGTTTAACGTATCTCGTTTTAGTACGACCTATTAATTTACCTTTAATTATTTTCGACATATTTTTCTATTTCAAATTCTAAGTGTGCTTTAGCTTTAGTTAAACATTCTATTGGTTTGTCGTGTTTGTGGTACGATCTTAATATATAAGTTACTGCTGTTGCTAGGTGATAGGGTAAATCAAAGTTGTCGCATACCTTCCTAGCTTCGTAACCGTTCTTACCTTTGTAGTATTCTGGTACTCTATCATCTTTTTTCGTTGGTGTTACATTTTCCCATTTAGGATATGTACTACTTTGTTTAGCATTGTCTAAGTTCCTATCGAACTCGTAATAGTGTTTACTTTTTCCTTTTATTTTATTTCCCATAAAAAATACATTTTAAAATTCTTACCTACTTTCTTTAATACTCTTTTATACTCTTTAACTTCTTCTTCTTTTTTGTAGCGTGGGTTCTTAGAGTTTAGTTTTCGTTTCTTCATATCTTAGTTATTACGTCTTGCATAAATAAATACATTGTTTTTAAACAACTACTACAATTTGTATTTACACTGTATGTAGTATCGTGTATTGTGTTGTATAATTCTATTAGTCTTTGTTTACTCTTTACGTCTTTTATTTTTCCGTTGTCTATTAGTTTCCATACTTCCTTTATTTCGTCTTTAAGATGTGTAGGTATTTCATTAGGTGCTTCGTAAATTTGTGTAGCTAACCATTTTTTAGGATCGTCTGCACACTCCATAATTCCCATAGAAGCCTTGATACGCATAAAACAACCGCACAATTTACAACTACCTGTAGGTTTAAAATATTCTTCACAACCTCGACAAATGTCTAACCGTTCTTTATAGACTTCTTTATTTACAAAAAACCTATTCATTTAATTTATCTTTAAGAAATTGTCTTACGTTATCTATTGTAGTAAACAAACTGTTTCTACTTATTCCTGTTTTCTTTGCTAAACTATCTAATGTATTTGCTTCGTAATAGTACAACTTAAAAAGTTCACGATCGTACCAATACATATCGTCTAGTTGTTTATCTATTTCTTCTAACTTCTTATATTGAAAGTTATTTACTTCGTTCGGTATATTGTAAAGGTTCTTCGGGTTTGTTAGTTCTCCGTTTTCTGTTATATCGTAAGTACAGTTAATACTTGAACTATCTATTTT